CCCTAGTCTCTCTTTGGAGGTTTAAACCATGTCGAAGCAATCTGGATACATGAGCATGTCGCACAGCATGACCATAGCTAATAACCTTTGGCACATAGAATTGTGCAAGGATGAGGCCACGGTCTGGATGTTTGATGCGAACAACAACAAGTGTATCGACGGCACGACGTGCGCAATCGGTGAGCTTCCGCCGTTCGTGCTGACGGTGTTGATTGACTGTGGTGCGGTCAAAGCAAAAGGTTAACAAGGTGATAGGGCTAACGGTCTAGCGATCTAGGCTGTTACCCGTAGCGCTTTGCTACGTTACTGGATGAAAGGAATTTATCATGTCGGACAACAATCAACCCGTTGAAGTACAGGCACGTGAAGCAATCTCAATCCGGGCAGCATCTTGTATCGTGTGGGAAAAGCAAAACGCTGCTAATACCAGCGCCGTCCGGAAATCTAGCTTCTGTTACATGATGGAAGCGGCGCGTGCTGCCGGTACGCTGATGGATGAGGAAATCAGCACCGTTTGTTCATCTTTCGCGGTCAAACTGGTGGAAGGTGGCATTAAAAAGGACACCGTTAAGGTGCGCAAGTCTGAACTGCGCCGGATTCTGGAGCATATTAACCTTGTGCCCGAGGATGCATCCGGATGGAATGCGGCAATCAAGAGTATCAAGAATGCAACAATGGATTCTTTGGAACTGGCGCGCGATGACGTAGAACAGGCATTGCGTACCATCCAGAAGGCACACGAATCCTTGAATGCTACCGTCGCACAGTATCAAGATCTTTTGAACGAGAACAGGCCGAAAGGTACGGCAGCTTATAGCATTGAACAAGCTGCGCAGATGATTAAGGATGCGATCGCAGCGAAGAACGCATCAGCTAACGTCTCTCCGATCAACGTGGCATCGTTGTTCGCGACGCCGGCAGCAGCTCAAGCAACATCGGCCCGTGCAATCTCGAAGGATGGTAAAGCTAGCGCTGCAATTTAAAGGTAATATCAAAGGCAGAGACTTCGGTCTCTGCTTTTTTTTATTTTCTTTTTTTTCACCCGTCCAACAATGGACTATCATCGCGACAAACGGAAGCGATAACCAAACGGAGGTACGTAAAAATGGGAATCAAGTATAAGAAAAAAGTAGATACAAACAAGTCTCTAGTTAATATGGATGCTGGAGATACATTTACCATTTCTGATATTCCAGAAGACACTTTGTTTCTAATGCTTGACGAACGTCTATCTGGAGATTTTCAAATAGTTAATTTACTAAGTGGTGAAGTCTGGGCATTTGATCCAGATGCAGCAGTCAAGACTAAAGTAAAACAAATTTCTCTTGAAATTACAGAAGTTTCTTAAGGGTCTATCATGGTGATAAACGGAAGCACAACGTTACATGTATGTAACCCCGATGGCACAACAAATCCGGACGGCTTACTTGAGTTCGCTAAACAGTGCGTGCGAAGATGGGGACCGGATGCCGCAAAGCGGTATCTCAAGATAACCAACGATGTTTTTTTTCAACGTGTCCTGAAAGGATAACTAATTACAATGACTACAAAGAATGTTGTTAAATATAATGCGTGCCGTGGTGTATTCAGTATTTCATATATTGCCGGTGAAACTCGTTACGTTGTATTTCCTCTTGACCATACATCAAGTCAAGTGACTAACGGACAATCAGCAACAACGAGTAAGGTTGTTGTTCCTATCAATCAGGCCGGTGAATTTGAAACATTGAACAGCAAGTATGTTCCCGTGTTTCTTCCTCTGTAATGGAATGGGCGTTCTTCATACAGGTGTATCTCTGAACGTTGCAAGGAGTTTGCTTAAATGGCTAAGGTATCTCGGGTGATCAGTATGGAAATGTGGAATATCGGATTAGGCATCAAGCCTAAGATTATTCCTAGTTTCCGGGGATTAATCGCGTATCCAATTACACCGGCGCCTGTAACAAGGTCTATCACGCGTGATAAACGGAAGACCGTCGGCAAACGGAAGGGTAAAAAGAAATGAAAGTTAATCTATGGGTGTTCTTCCTATTCTTTAATGTAATTTCCATCGCTATGTTTTTGTTCATCTATAAAGCTGAGTGGATTCTTTATATAAATGTATTCGGTATTGCTGTTTTCGGATATGAACTGCGGAGAATTAATGAATGAAACATATTCTAATGTTTATTGTTGCACCGGTAGTTGGAATCTTTCTTCTCTTTTGTGGAGTGATACTTGAATGGCTAAACTGAACCACGTTAAAGAAATGGAAATCCTGAACAGGAATTTCATGGACGAAGCTGTCTCTTTTAACGAATATAAAGAGAAAGCTAATTCTATTCTCAATGATACACCGGATGAAATGAAAGTAAAGGTGGCTAATGCGGCGCTGTTTGTTTCTCTCGCGGTGCATTAAATGTCCGATCTAGTTTTAAAAGTCAAGTTTAATCTTGACGTGCAGTGTGTGTTAGCCGTTCTTGTAATAGAGAACAATCCCTCCGCAGCAAATGATGAAAGGTATGAAAATGACTAAGCCTACCGTGCAATATAATGCAGCCCAAGGTGTAGTTAAACTTTCTTGGGATGGTATTCGTTACAGTGTTACGCCCATCAATCATCCGGACAGTGAAAACGTGTCCAACGATGACCCGGTAATTACTTCCAAGGTAATAACTGAAATTGATGAAACAGGTGTTTTTGAAACACAGAACAGCATCTATGTTCCAGTGTTCAAGGTTTGATAAAGGACTATCACAATGAGCACGCAAGCTAAATACGCTGTCTTTATTGACACCAATAATCAAGGATATATTAAAGTAACAGAAAAAGATGCGCTAGACTTCGCGAAACACTTAGCTGAAAAATATCCGGATAAAGCTATCCACGTAGCAAAGACCACCCATGTTGTCACGGTGGAAAAGATGCCGCTGCGGATTGAAAAAATATGAACATCGTTGATAAACTAGTGCGCTCCGTGAAAGGACATACTCTTTCATATGTGCATCTTGCAACCGGCTGTCCTTTAGAAGAAGAGGAAGACTTTGATGAATACATAGAAATTATAACGGAAGAAATTACTGACATTCTCGCAAAACATCTTAAAGGATTTAAACGTGAAAAAGACTATTCTCTGTGTAATTCTAGCTGCTCTTTCTCTCAACTCGTTAGCTGGTACTAGCTTTAGTAGGCCATCTTTCCGGCCTTCCACACCATCATTTCGACCTTCTGTGCCGGCACCACGTCCCGTTGTTATTAATCGAACAACAGTTATCCAACAACATTCAAACCCACCACAAAATGTCTCTAGTGGAGGTTCGTGGGGACCATTAATAGGTGTGCTTGGTGGATTAGCTGTAGGTTCTTTTCTAACAAAACAAACACAACCTCCTGCTCCAACAATTGATTGTTCACTTCCTGCTAATCAGAATGTCGCAGCATGTCAGCCAGCCAAGTAAGTTTGCAAATGCTAGGTATAATCCTAGTTAGTTTGCATGTTTGGTCTATCATCGGTGTAACTTTCCTGTTCGGGAGATTGTTGTGGATATTAAAGAACAAATTGCTGTGATGCAAGGCTTTGCTGACGGAAAAGAAATATCGTATAAATTGAAAGATTCTTCATGGTGGAAAACACCAAATAGTAGAACATTTGTTCCTATTTGGAACTGGTCCGACTATGATTATCGTATCAAACCCGCACCTCCCATTAAAGAAATTAGATGGGGAATTTATGCAGAGAAAAACGAAAGATTTTACAATGAAGTATTTTCAGTAAAGTCCTCCGCTGAACGCCTATGTAAAGAATGGAATACTATAGCTAAATGTGAAAACGCGTATCGTGTAGTTAAACTTGAAATTTCGGAGATACAAGAAGATGCCACTCAATCTTAATATCAGCGCAACGCTAAACGAAAACCTTGTGATAAACTCTTCTGGTGGGTCTATCACTATCACACAAACCACTCCCACTACAATTACCAATCTCGGAGGAGAAGAACAGATTGTAGATAAACAAAGTGTAGTTACTCTGAGTTACATGGATGTAACCAAGTTGGTGGAATTTGCTCGTGCCGCTGGATGGCGCTCCGAACGCAGGACAAAGGGAGAATGACAAATGGCGCTGATGACTCTGCCTTACCCTGAAGTAGCTGTATTTGTTAATTGGCATAATGAAAACCTTCTGTTTAATAACAGATACGGCCTTGATCCACGCACAGAACTGATTCTTGCTGTGGGTATTGCTACATATCCAAGTTATATCAAGAATCGTCCAGACATAAAAACGTTAGGTTTTACTCGGAGTGAGCAAACATTCCGAAATCCTAACACTGGTAGCATTCTTGATTTCTATGCGGCTACACCGGAAGAATTAAATCGAGAGTATTTTATTCCCAGAAGACAAATCCCATATGATTCAAATAAAGTTTCATGGATGAGTTTTCCATCATGCTGTGGTCTATCCTTCTTATCACAGCCTCTCACAGTTAAACCTGTAGATATATCACAGATAACGAACAAACTAGGAATTATCGCTGTTCAACCCAATAACAGTATTGAAGCAATTAAACATCTTCTAGAAGTTCTCGGTTTTGTTCCAGCGTATTATCTCAAAGAAAGCACTGTCTTTTACAAACATCTGACTTCGGAGTCTCTCGCATAATGAAAACCAAGTTTGTTCATATTCGTGCCGCTGGATGGCGGTCAGAACGTCGGACTAAAGGAGAATGACATGGCGGGGATTGCTTATTTTTATGGTATTCCTGAGATAGCTGTTCTTTTTAATTGGTATGAGCTTCCAGATAAAGTATATAAAATCCATCCAAAAGTAGAATTGATCCTTGCAACGGGAAATGGACAACTAGCATATGAAGAAAACCAACCTATTCTAGAGAAGGAATTTGGTTTTCAAGTTTATCCAAATAAATTAAGGAATCCTAATTCCGGACGGCCTATTACTTGTTTCGCCGCTACACCTGAACAATGGAACAAGGAGAAATTTAAAGTTACTCCGGGAATAGCTGTTCCAGCAAATATATATGATTTTTGGCACAATCTGTTCCCTTCGTGCTGCGGGTTTTCTGTAATTTATAAACCTCTTGAATATAAAAGTGAAACGGCTTTTGAAACTGCTTTTTATTTTCGAATCGGTTGTATTAGTGTTCCACTAAACTCAGACACTAAAACAATTCGGCATCTCACAGAAGTGTTAGGTTTTACTCCGGTCTATCATCTAACGGAGCGCACAGTTTTTTACAAACATATCACTAAGGAATCTCTGTAATCATGAAAACTAAATTTGTTCATATTCGCGCCGTCAATAAAGACGGTATCGTTCTCGGTAATGGTGGCGGCACTGTTGCCTTTGAAATTGATGATGCCGGTTACGTTACACGGTTTGCTTCTAGTATTTGTCATCCTCGTGATAATTTCTCCCGATATTTAGGACGGGTTAAAGCGGAAGGACGTTTGCAAAGTAAAACTTACTGTGTTTATTTGAATGACAACGAAATCCATGAAAAAGAATTTATCCAAAAAATGCGTACAAAGGGTTGGGAGATGCTCCACTCTCTCGAAACAGTCCAACCATCCCAATCATCACTTGGGAGCTGTAATTGTTAAAGGTGGAAGGATACTAGCCAGTGGATACAATCGCATACAGCAGCATAATAAGCTTTCTTTTCGGAAGTTTAATAGTAGTGTGCACGCTGAGCAAGATGCCATTAGAAGACTTTTGGATCAGCCTGCTCTTTTATTTGGGTCTTCTCTTTATGTTTCTCGGATCGGTAGGTCTGGCTCTTTACTTCTTGCAAAACCTTGTGCCTTTTGTATGGATTTAATCCGCGCGGTTGGTATTAAAAAGATTTTTTACACGGACTCAGATGGGTCTATCACAATGGAGAAAGTATCATGATTCTTTCCTGTACGTGCAAACATCAATTCCAAGATGAAAAATATGGAAAACAAAACCGAGTTATGTGCCCAACAATGAAGGGTTATGATCAAACAGCAAAATCCTACACTACTTTTCGTTGTACTGTTTGTTCAAAAGAACGGAGTAAAAAGTGACAATTATCCAATCAATTAAGATTCATCCGGAAACGTATGTGCCTCCTCCTCAAGCAACAAAAACACACAGTTCTGTATATAAAAAGCCAGAGAAATGGTCAGATAGCAAAGCACAACGTATCCAGGGCTCCACGATGAAACCCCATAAGACAGAATATGAGGAATCTGTAGCACATTGGGCTCGGATTTGTGGTGGTACAATTGTTGGACAAAAGATTCACGTTAAGTATCACAAAGATGGTCCTTACCACGAACGTATCTTTACTCGCCTTCTTTCACCGGAGGATTGCTATGTTGTGCTAGGAAACATGCATCGCCCTAAAGAAGTACAACTCGTGGAAGTGTGGAATCCTGATCACGATGTATTTGCTCGTGTTGATCCACAAATGTGTGCCCCAATTTCAAAGGACTAATTACCATGACTATTATTAAGCAACTAAACAACACGACTTACGACGTTTTCTATGGCGACAAGGGTTGGGACGATTGGGCACGGTTTGAAGTAGTAGATAACCGTCTGCACGTAGTAACTTGCCCCAAGCAACTACCAGCGCATGTAATGAACGAATTACGTAATCGTCTTACCACTAAGCCACGTCTTTTCCGTCGAGGGCACTAAGATGAGACATCCTCATGCTGATGTAATTATTGCGTGGGCTGAAGGGAAACAAATACAAGTTTTAGTCTCAAATGATAAATGGGAAGACCTAGTTTCTCTATATCCAATATGGGTACCTTCAACTCAATATAGAATAGCTCCTGAAACTATTAAGTATAGATTATATTCTTGTTGTATACAAGGACAAGGGACTAAGGTTTTATGTTGGACTTCAGATTTTGCAAGAACACAAAAAGAAATCGAAACAACTATTTCTTTTAATAAATGGATTAGTCCAGAAATGGAGATTGAACTAGATGTTTAACCGCGTATTTGTTGAATCAGAAGGACCGAATGAGTTTTACAAATCTCTTGGAAAGGAAATAAAACATGTTCTTGACCTTCCGGAAAATGCTACACCAAATGATCTTATCATTCTGTCAGGTGGTATTGACATTAATCCAGCACTGTACGGAGAAAAGCCGCATCCTCGCACGCAAGTGCAATCTCCTACTCTTAGCCGACGTGATCAGTTTTGTGTTGATCTATGGAAGTTTGCTATTTCTCGTGGTATTCCTGTGTTGGGTATTTGTCGAGGACACCAGCATATCGCTGCCATGCGTGGTATTAAACTAATCCAAGACCTTCCACAATCGGATCACGGCCGACGAAAGATTCTTCTAGAGGGTAAGTTTTGGGCATCCGCTCCAAAGTGCCACCATCAAGCTGTACCGATTGACCATCGGATTAATATTCTTGGTGTGACTACTACACACTCAGGTCTATCATTCGTGGAAGCGTTTGAAACGGAGCAGAAAGTTTTAGCTGTGCAAGGCCATCCTGAATGGTGTGATGTTAATGAAGAATATCCTTCTTGGGTTCGTAACAAACTGTGGAGTTATCTGAAATGAATGCTATTACTATCGGCGCTGATCCAGAACTATTTATGTGCAAGGGCGCGCACCTTGTTTCCGCAATTAATCGTTGGGGTGGTACAAAGGAACAGCCACGTCCTCTTGGTATTGGAGAGGGTTTTAATGTTCTAGAAGATAATGTAATGGTGGAATTTAACATTCCGCCGGCTTCTTCTGAGCATCAATTTGTTGAAAACATTCAACGCGGACTCGGTGCAATCGAAGATCGTATTAAAGAGATGGGTTTTGATATGTCTCTACGCGCTTCTGGACATTTCTCAGAGGAAGAATTGTCCGATTGGCAAGCGTTCGTTTTTGGTTGTGATCCTGATTATAACGCCTATACTGGAGAAACAAATGTTAAGCCAAATGTGGATAACAATCCCACTTTCCGTAGTTGTGGCGGTCATGTTCATGTTGGCTGTGGAAAACTTAGTTTTGAGGAAATCCAGAAAGTTGTTGCTTTTTGTGACCTTCATATGGGGATTCCTAGTATGTTTCTTGACCTTGACACGGACCGAAAGCAATTGTACGGTAAAGCCGGTGCCTTCCGTGTCAAGCCATATGGATTCGAGTATCGTACGCTCTCGAACTTCTGGATCTTTCATCCTGATCTAATTTCTTGGGTCTATCACGCAACAAGTAAAGCTGTTGAACACTATCGTTCTGGTTTTGATCTTCGTCCTTTTTATGAAGATATCCAGAACGCTATTAATAATAACGACAAAGAACTACAAAAGCGTCTAGTAAAACAATTTAATCTGGTGGTTTAATATGGCAAATCCACGTCCGATTGGTTATTTTGATGAAGCTGTAGTCCAGCATGAGTTTCGCGCAAAGTTTAATAATTGTTTTGTTCAACTTGTGCATCCAAAAAGGAAACTTGAATTTTGGGCTATTGATGCTACTAACGAGGGAAACAATGTAAATTTCCATAATGCTGATGGAGAAATCTTCAATATTAATGGTGGGGTAATTACCTCAGAGATTGAAATTGTTGTTTGTTTTCCAGAGGAAGGCTGGTATTACTCTCAGGATAATAAGAGTCTTTTTCTTCTTACTCGTTTTCCAGCTAAACAATGGCGTAGGGCGCCGAACAAAGATAATTTACATGTGAGTAGATTACAAGTTAGCAAACTTTCTCCTATACATTTAAATGCTGGTATCTTAAATGATACGATTAATCCTGTAAATGAAGGTAATGGATTTAAAATTATTAATCGTAAGTTTCTTCAGCAACAAATAACTGATAAGTGGTCACTGTTGTGGTATCTAGATGCTCAGATTGGTTTCTATAGTCACGAACAGAATAAATATTTTATGTTACATTCTTGGTATCGACTTCCCAGTAATCTATTTAAGAATGTTATTTATCCTAAAACTTTCTCTCTCAAGGTGTAAATATGCTAGATTTTAATATGAGTCCTCCTTTCTCTCCTCGACCCGAACGAATTTCTATGAAACGTTTTGGTATTGAAGTGGAAGTAGAGAATTGCCCAACTGGTGAGATTGAAATGAATCTTTCTAATTGGAAAACTGTAGGGGATTCTTCTCTTAAGGAAATGGGAGTTGAATTTGTTTCTCATGTATTACACAAAGAGGAGATTCGTTCAGCATTAACAGAAATATATTCTAATGTTCCTTCTTTAAAGAAACAACGAGCTACTTTTGGTCCTCGTACATCAATTCACGTACACAGTGATGTAACTTGGATGGAATCTATGACTCAACTTACTCCTCTTATATTTATGTATCTTCTTTGTGAAGATCTAATGTATAAGTTTGTAGAGCCTCACAGACGAAAGAATATTTTTTGTGTAAAAACAAAAGAGACTAAATATCTTCGGCAGAGTTATGTAAGTGAGCATCTTAATTCAGAGCGTTTATATAAGTATGCGGGGTTTAATCTACTGTCCCTCTTTAATTATGGTACAGTTGAGTTTCGTATGCTGGAAGGCACATATGATCAAAACAAAATTTTAAATTGGATTGAGTTTATTGACACGATTCAAGAATATGCCAAGACCGCACAGTTAGGTCTATCATTCAAACGAGAAGTTAAGAATCCAGAACGCGCACGGTCTCTTATCTATCCGGCATTTCGTGATCACTTTAACGAGGAAGAAATTGAGAAATCAATTCAAGCTGGTTTAGAGTATTTCCGTTATCTGTGTTGTACAACAATTACACCAAAGATTCACCAAACTTTCCTTGAAGATGGTTTCTTTTCTTCAAAGTTCTACACCAAAAACTATGTCAGGTTGACAAAGTAGTTTTTTTCTTTCGTTTAGTTCATCTTAAACATTTTAAAAACGTCTTCTGACGTAAAGGAGTATGATAAAATTTGTGGAATCGTCGGTATTATTGCTTTTGGTCGTAACATGTTTTTCAATGCACAACAAAAGGCATTCAAGAATCTACTCTATCTTGATGCTTTCCGTGGAGAAGATGGTACGGGTGTATTTGGTGTTAATAAGTATGGCAATGTTGATATGGTAAAGACAAATGATCCTTCTGGAAAATTTGTGTATTCACCAGAGTATGCAGAGTTTGAGAAAGGTATGTTTTCAAAATATAATATTGTTGTAGGACACAATCGTAAGGCAACTGTAGGTGCTGTCAATAAAGATACTGCACATCCATTTATTAGTGGTAACGTAGTAATGGTACATAACGGCAAACTACACTCACATAAAAAGTATTATAATACCGAAGTAGACTCTGAAGCACTGTGCAAGTATCTAGAAGCACATGAGAATGATCTAGAGATTGCTATCCCAGAACTTGATGGTTATTTCTCTGTTGTGTGGTACAATGCACAGACGCAGAAGCTTCGATTCTGGCGTAACAAAGATCGCCCAATGTTTCACGCAATCGTTGGTGAGTTTCTATACTTTTCTTCAGAACGTTCTATTCTTATGTCTGCTCTTATCCGTGCAGGTATTTCTCCAGAAGAAAAGCGTATTTATGAGCTAAAAGAGAATGCAATTCACACTCTTGATATGACCGCCAAGGAACTAGAGTGGGATTGTGTAGATGTGAAAGTTAAGGAGTATCCTAAAAGTGTCGTCCATTACCCGGCAGGGGGCGGATATTATGGGGGATACTATAACGCCTATGGCACAATGGATGACAACGATGGGGATGATGTGTGGCACGGAACCGTCAAGAAAGCGGAAGAAGCAAGCGCAAAGACAACAACGACTACTTCGGCAGCAAACGAACCGCCGACAAAAACAGAGGTAAAACGTATTACTGGATATTCTAACAAGCCGTCTGATATTTTAGAACTATCCAAACTTATTGGTAAGCGTATTATCTTTCGTCTTGTTGATTTTACTCAGTCCAACACCTCGCCGGAAGAAAACTACGTGGAAGGCTTTTTCAGGGATGATGTAAGTGTGAGTTGTATCGGAGAGAACAAGAAGTTCTTTGAAAAGATTATTACATGGCCTCACCAAGTTAAGTTTTTTCGTGGAACTGTGGTTGGTGTTTCATCTAGTGGTAACGGTAAAACCTTTGATATGGATTTAACTCCAGACTTAGAATTATACGAAGGATTTCTCTCTCAAAATGGATCACTAATCTCTTATGATATGATTAAAGATATTGGTGGCCCTGAGTATGTCTTCTGTGGAGAAGACGCATGTTATTCAAATATTCTTCCAGAAGATTGGGAAGAGACTCACTTTAAGATGAAATATACAAATGGTGTTCTAGATGAACACAAGATTATCTGTAAGAGTTGTCTGCAATATAAGAAAGACCAAGCAAAAAAGAATAGAAATGCTCTAGTTATCGTAGGAGAAAAGGTACACTAATGATATATTTGTTTAAAACACGTCCATCAGATACGGCCATAGCACTGGTAAAAGCAGGTGCTATTCGTCGAATGAAGCGTCTGAGCAAACCACAGCTTCTTCTTAACTATGGATCTACAAGAGAGCTTCCTAACTACACAGGACGTTATCTTAACCATCCCCGTGCTGTTAGTCTTGCATCGTGCAAGATTGATACATTTAAGATTCTAACTGAGAAAGGACTATCATGTGTTCCTTGGACCCTAGACAAGAACGAAGCTGTCTCTTGGCAAAAAGACAAGAAGATGGTTGTAGCAAGAACCCTAACCAGAGCATCAGAGGGACGGGGGGCTATCTTTCTGGAACCGGACCAAGAAATTGTGCCTGCTCCTCTTTACACACAGTATGTGAAGAAGAAAGCAGAGTTTCGAGTAAATGTTGCTTTTGGAATCATCATTAACATTCGGCAGAAGAAGCGCCGGAAAGATTTTGAAGGGGAAGTAAACAACCTTTGTCGGAGCCATTCAAATGGATGGGTTTTCTGTTCAGAAGGTGTGGATAAAAATAATGAGATTCTACAAGAAATGGCTTTGTCTGCTATTTCTGCACTTGGTTTAGATTTTGGTGCAGTAGATATTATTTATAATGAGAAGCAAAATCGTTATTACATTCTAGAAGTAAATTCCGCCCCCGGTATGGAAGGCGAAACTCTTAATAATTTTATTGAGGCTCTAAAAAATGTGCGTTAAATATATCCGCGAATCTGGTAATTTTATTCCACGTCTAGGTGACTTTCCTTCTTATGCAGAAGAAGGGCAAGATTTTCCAGTAAAATTTCAACTCTGTTTCCCAGATGCAAATAATAGACGTGTTATTCTACACGGTCCAGTAAAATGCCGAGATTTTCTCGGTGATATTATGTGTTCAACTATATTTAATACAAAGTATAGTATTTATGGATTTGATTCTAATGTACCAGAGTGGAGAGACAAGTATAGTCTAAGAGTACTAGAACCTTCTTTACGTGTTACTTTTCCAAAGGAAGAACATAAAAAGAATTTCTTGAATAATTTCCAGAATATTCTTATGCTTTTTTTATATCCTTCGGTAGATGCTATTCAAATTCAATCTTTTCTAGATGAACCTAATAATGTAGTTCTTATCGATTTACCTAGTAGACCAACACCAGTATTTCTGTCATTTTTCACATTCCTTATTAAGATTTCTGCACAACCTTTACAGGATTATCCGGAGATTGTAGATACTCTTATCTATGGAAAACAAGAGAAATTCATTGAACTATTTCAGCAGTTCTTCCCGAACAAAGATGCTTCATATTTTAAACGTGTACATATTGATACATTTAAATTATCTCACATGATCTTTAATTATGCTCTTACAGGAACACCCTTCTCCTACCTAGCATCACAAAAGGAAAACATTAGTTATTTGCATAACAACTCCGGTTTCTTTTCACAATTTGGTTCAAATAATTACTCACACGATCAATCAATTTTCCGTCGTATTATTGGGACTCTTGCTAGTAAATGTGGAGCAAAAATTCCGTTTAAATTTACTCCACTTACAGATGAAGAACTTCATCAACTTGTTTCCAAGACACAGTACAATTACCGAAATGAAGAAGGAGATCTGTGGCTAATTAAAGGAGACCAAGTACAAAAGTATAGCGGTAGTCTTATTTCCCCAGTGAAAAAGGGAAGTGCTAAAAAGCTTGTAGACCCGAATCAGCCACCAATGTCCATTGATCAACTGTTATCTCAACCTCAAAATATATTTAATCCTGATACTTGGGGAGCAGTAAACCAAGGAGTAACAATGTCCGATTTTTCAGAGGAAGGTTTGGTAGATATGCCCGACAATCTCATTGAAAATGAAGAGGAGAACTAATAAAATGCGTTGCAAATGCTGTGATAAGGTTCTATCTGACAAAGAACTCCGAACTAAAAATCGTTTCGGAGAATATGAAGATATGTGTGTTAAGTGCCTTAAGTTATCATTCATTCCAGTAGAGGAGGAAGAAGATGAAGAAGATTCTGACGATACTCTTTTTGATGAGTATGATTAGTTGTTCCTCTCAAGAGATTAAAACATACTCGCATAAAGATCCAGAATATCTCCTGTGGTGTTCCGGTGATGTAATTGTCTTTATAGATCGAAAAGGAACACAACACCTATGCCTTTCTCAATAGAAGAAGATCCTTGGCACAGAGAAGGAATTCAAAGAAAGTCTGAGCATATTAAGCAACGACGTGCACAAATGCTTATTCATTCTTGCATCTATTATCTTATGGATAATAATGTTGTTGATGATTTTACATGGCAAAAATGGGCAGATGAACTAGCACAAGCACAAAAAGATTTTCCTCATTTATGTAAATTAAATTTCTTTGATGATGCTTTTAAAGACTGGACAGGAGCAACTGGATGTCACTTACCTATGTCTGATCCTTGGGTAATAGATAAGGCTCTTGCTTCTTTAAAAAGAAATGGAAAATGAGTAACTATTATACAAAAGGTATTTTATGAGTACAAAAACAGAATTTTTAACTAAACTGTCTTCTTTACTAAGAGAATATAATGTCACTATTGAAGCAGATGTAAGTGATGGTACAGATACTCACGGAATCTATGGTCGGAGAATAGAAGTTTTTCATAGAGAAAAAGGATCTTTAAACCCAATTTGTTGGTTATATAATGATGGTTGGGAACTTTCATCTAGTGATATAGATGAGTAATTGGGTATCTAACGGCCCTTGTCCTCAATGTGGTAGTAAAGATAATCTTGCTACTTATGACGACGGACACCAATGGTGTTGGGGATGCGGTCATTATGTACCGGGAGATAAATTCTATGCTGTTAGAAAGCTAGGAGAGCCCCCACAGATCGCTGTTCCTAACCAAGTGGTGTTACCCCACGATGTTGATACACAATACCCGCAGAAAGCTTTAGATTGGATAGCAAAATATGAACTCACTAGATCCGACCTCCATAAAAATCGAGTGCTTTGGTCCGATGGCGGCCAATTACTTATCTTCTCTTTTACAGACGGTGAGGGAAGAATTATTGCATGGCAAGGACGTAACTTTGGAGAGAAGTTTAGAACAAAGTGGTACGGGAGAGGTCAGCTTGAAGATACGTTTGTCTTTTTCCCCCGAGACACAACAAGAACTTCTCGAATCATTTTCGTTGAAGACATTATTTCAGCACTCAAGTTAGGCAACGTAATTAGCGAGAAAGGTCTATCATGTGTCGCTATGCCTATATTTGGCTCTCACGTATCAAAGAAACGTCTTAGTCGATGCTTACATCTTCTAAATGACCCACCAACAGTTACTTATTGGTTAGATAAAGACAAGGCAAAGGAAGCTGTGCAATTTGCTTCTAATGCTCGCTCTTTAGGATTTACTGCTTCAACCATTATCACGGAACTTGACCCAAAGGAAATTAGTTATGCCAACCTTCACTACCACTACATCAACTCTTTTTAGTGAACATAATACTGTTGCTTGGGGAAATATCTCAAAAATGCAATCTACAGGAAAATCTAAACTAGAAGAAGGAGATTTTGTAAAATGGATAACATATAATGAGAATAATTATAAAAATACCATTTCCCCTTTATTCTCAATTTTTAGTGAACTTACAGGTAAAAAATTACAAATTGTTAAATTTTATGGAACACCACATGAACATCTTTGTATGGTTCAGCTTGCAGGTGATCCAGAAAATAAATTATACAATGTTGCTCTTTGTGAATTATACCCCTACCCAAAAACACAATTTTCTATAAACAAGAAACTTGTAGCTAAAATTAATAACATCGCCAGAGATCTTCGTCTAATTGACGATAATGCCTCTGAAATTGTCCGTAGTATTGTGGATAAGTACCTACTGAAACCACTACTAAAATCAGAATTTGAGGAGATTAAGGCAACCATCAAGCCTATTGTCTATAGTCTTAAGAAGCTAGAAGATGATGAGTCTGATTACATTCTTGAGGAACTTCGGGAAATATTTCTTGCTCTAAGTAAGGATGTGGTGCCTGATCCGCAAAAAAAGAAAAAGAGTGAAATGGAGGAACTTCGTAAGAAGGTACTGAAAGATCCGTTCTAAATGTCACAACGTATTGAATATACTCCAAAAGGCTCTATGTGCCTAGTTTGCAAAAAGAAACACCTTAACTGTGCTTCGTTGCCATTCAACAAGTTTCCCATCATAGAAGCTACTCCAGATGGTATAAAGATCGTTAAGTGTGTACGATTTGAACGAGATGATCCTAGATGGGAAGGAGTACGAGAATGAGTAATTACATGAAAGAGATAGATAGATTAATAGATGAGATTACTGAATGTAAATATTGGCTCGGCGTGTATTCCGCTAATGAGGAATACGTAAAGGCTGAGATTACTAGAAAGCGGTCAGAAGAAGCCCGCGCCGCGCTAAAGGACATAGAGCGCGGGCTGGCGGAGAAGCAGGCGGTCATTGATCGGTTGATGCTGGAGTATTGCCCGGACGAAATGACGACAGAGCAACGTCAGGAATGGGCTGCTGCGCAGAAAGGGGGCGAGTAAAGAATGAACCTTATTTTTGAAAAATTTGATGCACTTCCTAGTTATGAAGTTAGACATCCTTCTGGCCAATGTGTAGGAACTATTGATATGATTGAGGATGGTTTTTATTACTTTTTTCCTACAAAAGAATTTCATGGTGGTTACTGGCCTACATGGGTTTTACAAAGTATTGTTAACAAAATTAAAGAACTCGATGAGCCTTATGAGCAGTCTATCAACGAGTATTTTAATGAGAACCCTTGACAGCTTGTGGAAAGCATGGTAGAATGAGCGTATAGCAACCACAAAGAAAGGATATAACATATATATAAACATTATTAAAAATCTTCTTAATAAAGATACTTATATAAAGTATAAAGAAGATATAGATCTTTCTAAAGAAGATAGATTAATTAAACTTATCTTTGAACAACTAGATGCTCTTCACTCTAAACACGATAGTGTCTCTTGTTCAGAGTTACAACTTAGCGTGGAAACTATTTATGGACTCTCTTCCGAAGAAAGAGATTTGCTTTCTAACACATTCAAACAAATCTCTGACTCAGCAGTTGGAGAAGATGTTCTCTCAGATGTATTCCGAATTATCCGAAAACGACGTATTGCATCTGAACTTGCTCTTGCAAGTCTCAGCGTGGCTGAAGGACGCTCAGAACCAGAAAGTCTCGATGAGTTGTATTCACGATTCAGAGATGGGGAAGAGGATTCTAATAAGAATACCGTAGAGTTCGTCACCAACGACCTAGAAACGCTCTATAACGATACGTTTGCTACTCCCGGACTCAGGTGGAGGCTGAAGGCTCTTAACGAGCGCCTCGGCTCTCTCCGCAAGGGAGACTTTGGTTTTATCTTTGCTCGACCAGAGTCTTTTAGCAGAGACACAGAAGTTCTAACTCCACATGGTTGGGTAACTGTAGATAAAGTTACAAATGAAACTTATATATCACAAGTTAATCCTGATCTAACAACCACATTTGTCAGGCCAACTGCAATACATCCTCACGAGCAATCGCACTGTTATCATATTCACGATAAAATAGGTAGAGTAGATCTGATCGTAACAGAAGGCCATGGAATGATTTATGAGAAGGAAGGAAAACTTTGGAAAGAAAGAGCAGATAGTGTTAAATACCACCAAGGAGTAAAACACCATGTATCTGCACCAACTTCAGTAAATACTAAAGTGACTTTTATGCCAGAGCATAGATTGGCAATAGCTTATCAAGCAGATGGACATACTCGAAACTATAAGGAGTATGGGTACACTTTTTCATTTACAAAGGAAAGGAAGCAACAGAGACTAAAAGAAATCCTAGATGATTGTGGATACGAGTACTCTGAATATAAAGATGGGAATAACGGACACTTAGGATATTATGTAAAATCAAAGATCCGTTTATATAAGCATTTTGATTGGATTAATTTAGCACTTATCTCTAAGGAATGGTGTCAACAGTTTATTGAGGAACTCTCATATTGGGACTCTACTAGGCGGACTAATTCTAGATTCAAATTTGATACAATCAATAGAAGTGTAGCAGATAAGGTGCAAGCTATTGCTATACTTGCGGGGTATAACTGTTTATTATCCATTCATATAGATGATAGGAGTCCTAATTATAGTGATGTCTATTCATTAAGTATTAGAACAAATTATCAACCTGTAGATGGACAGTGTATCGTAAAAGAGAGAATCTCTTTTAAGGATACTACATATTGCTTTGAAGTACCTACTGGAATGCTCCTTGTTCGTCGTAATGGGGCTGTAGCTGTATGTGGAAATACAGGTAAGACAACGTTCCTTGCTTCAGAAGTTTCTTATATGGCTTCTCAACTTAAGCCGGGAGATGGTCCGATTCTTTGGTTCAACAATGAAGAGCAAGGAAAGAAAGTAAAGATTCGTTGTTTCCAAGCGGCTCTTGGTGTGACGTTACCGGAGTTAATGAGTAATCGAGAAGGAAATCAAAAAAAGTATTTAGAGGTAACAAATGAAGGACAAATCCAAATTCTTGATAACGCAGAAATACATAGAAACCGCGTCAATCAGATCTGTGCAACTCTTAGACCGTCTCTCATCATATTTGACCAAATCGATAAGGTCAAAGGATTTGCTGCCGACCGAGAGGACTTACGTCTTGGAGCTATATATATTTGGGCTAGAGAACTTGCAAAAGTATATTGCCCAGTTATTGGAGTCTGCCAAGCAGATGGAACGGCGGAGGGAGTAAAGTACCTGACAATGGAACACGTAGCGAACGCTAAGACTTCTAAACAAGCTGAGGCTGACTTTATTCTTGGTATTGGCTGTGTGCACGATCCAGTGTTTGAATTTGTACGGTACTTTAATATCTCCAAGAATAAACTTCAAGGAGACGAGGATACAAATCCCAAACTCCGACACGGAAGATTTGAATGTTTAATTCGACCAGAGATTGGTCGTTATGAGGAATACAAAAAATGAGTAAAACCTTTCTAATTGGAGATACACACTTTGGGCACGAAAACATGCTCAAGTTTACTGTAGCTTCCACTGGAGAACTTCTTAGACCCGGATTCAAGGATATTGAAGAACACGATGAGTTTATTATCGAGATGTGGAACAACACAGTTAAACCCAAGGACAAGGTTTATCATCTAGGTGATCTTGGTTTTAAGTCTTGGTCTAAACTGTCCAAGGTTCTTGAACGACTTAATGGAACAAAAGTTCTTATCAAAGGGAACCATGACAACTTTAAACTGTCTCAGTACGCACAACACTTCAAGGATGTACGAGCTAGTCACACGCTAGATAACTTTATTCTTACTCATATTCCTGTGCATCCAGAGTCGGTAAAACGGTGGAAAGCAAATATCCACGGCCACCTGCACGCACAGAAAGTTTGGGTAAATGTAGAAAGTATTGTTATGGTTGATCCAAGATACATCAATGTGTCGTGCGAGCAAATCAATTACATTCCGAAAGACTTTGAAGAGATTCGTTCTACATGGACTATTTAATATTCGATGTTGAAAGCACAACAGCAGCGAAAGGCAACCCTTACTCAAAGTATTCTTCACTTGTTCTTTGTGGTTTTAAGTCTTCCCGTTATGGTTATATTAGCCTTTATCGGGATTTTGATGTCAATTATATCCGCTCTCTTATCGAAGAGCACGAGATACTAGTTGGTTTTAACATGAAATTTGACCTTGGTTGGTTACTAGCTATTGACATACCACCAGAAACTTGGTATAATAAGAAGCTATGGGATACTCAATTATACTTCTTTATACACACTAACCAGAAGTTTCCGTATCCTTCACTTAACCAAGTGTCAGAGTTTTATGGCGGAGAACAAAAGTTTGATTACATACATGAGAACTATTGGTCTAAAGGTATAGACACTGATGTTATACCACAAGACGAATTGATTGCTTACAACAATCAAGATTTAGATGTAACTGAGGAAGTATTTCTTAAGCAATACGCTGAAAGGATGGGAGACAAACAAAAGTTTACGTTGTTCCGAGTTCAACAAGAGGATCAGAAAGTTCTTCTTGAAATGGAGTGGAACGGACTTAAGCTTGATGTAGAAGCCTGCGCACTTGCGGATAAAGATGTACAAGAACAAATTGTTCAGAAAGAACGAGAGATTCTTAATCTTTTTCCTCATTTTCGTAACGTACCTATAAACTTAAACTCTAACGATCATAGATCTGTGATGTTGTATGGAGGGTCTATCACAGAGGATGTTCCAGTAGCGATTGGCGTTTTTAAATCAGGAGCACGAATTGGACAAGTCAAGTACAAAAAAACAGAGTTTCACCATGAGTTACCTAGATTGGTTGATCCACTACCAGAGTCAGCCCTTGCTAAAGAAGGCTTCTTCGCAACAAATGACAAGGCTCTAAACTCTCTTAGGTGCAGAGGTCCAGTAAAGAAGCTCATTCAACTTCTCCTTGAACGACAAAAATTAGAAAAACTCTCCGGTACATATTTTAGTGGCTGGCCCAAGAAACTAGCGGAATATGGTTGGGAAAACTCGTTGATACATTCAACACTCAACCAATGCCGCGTCGCTACGGGCCGGCTATCTTCTGATAAGCCTAATCAGCAAAATCTACCGGGTGGAATGAAACATTGTTTCGTAACAAGGTTTACATAATGTTAGTGAACGCCGATGTGAAAGCGTTGGAATGGTTTGTTGGCTCTTGGCTCGCACAAGACAAAATAGCTTATGAAGAAATATTTCAAGGAAAAGATCAACACACTGATAACCAAACTAAATTTAATTTACCCTCAAGACTCATTGCAAAAATCTTTGTGTTTCGTTAAATTGGCGAAACTAAAACTATGTGAACTCGGTGGATCTCCAGACCGGACAATACCGAGCCAAGGAAAAGGAGAAAAATAATAGAAACTATTTGCTTATCTTGTAACCTAAAATTTGAGAAAACAGGAAACAATCAAAAAAGATGTTCTCATTGTAAACGCGCACACAATCTATCTAAGATGCGCGGTTGGAGAATACAAAATATTGTTACCGGTAAAGGTTCAGGTTCCAAAACAGGGCTAGAAGAGCAGAATTTGATGTTCAAGCACGGACAGTGTTCTTTTAGACGTTGGGCAAAAGAAAAACTAATTTCTATTAATTTCTGTTGTGAAAGATGTGGTACAACTATCGACGCCTCCAAGAAAGGTTCTTGGTCAGGGCACCACAAAGATCACAATCGTTTAAACAACATTAAAGACAATTTAGAAGTCTTATGCAAACGTTGTCATCAAATTGAACACGAATGTTGGACGGCTTTTCAAGGTGTAACGACTATCTCGAAAGAGAGTACACAGGAGACTGTGGAAGCGCATAGCCCCGAGGCATCGGGTGATGATATAGTCTGATCTATACAGGAATGTATAGCTAACACAATGCTTATGTATGGTGGTTCTGCTTATGCTTATGCTAATGATCCAGATTTTGAATCTGTAAAGTGGAGTAAGAACAAATGGCAAGAAGCTATTGATGCTTTCTACGCAAAGTACAAAGATTTAGCTGCTTGGCACACAAGCATATACAAAGAGGTAGTAGAGACAGGGCAACTTAGAATGCCAACTGGCCGGGTTTTTACTTTTGAATCTAAGCCCTCAAGGTTTGGTCCTAAATGGCCTCGCACAGAAATACTTAACTTTCCAGTTCAAGGTACTGGTGCTGACTTAGTAGCAATTACTAGAACACTTGCTTTTCAACGTATAAAGAAAGAGAAACTGAAAGCACTGTTTGTTTCTACAGTGCACGATTCAATTCTGTGTGATTGCCCAACAGAAGAAGCTAAGTATGTCGGACAGATTCTTTTAGAGTCTATTCAAGCTACTCCAAAGCGTTTCAGTGAGTTATTTAACGTAAATTTTGATCTCCCCTTGACAGGGGAGGTTGAAATGGGGTATAATTATAAACAGATGGAAGATATTACAAAGGAAATTCAAATTGCAAATTAAAATCGTTTCACTTGATCCAGAACTACGTACCGCCAAGAACGGTAAGACTTACAAGGCCCTTACTGTTGTCTATAAGGGTGACAGCGGAAAGATTGAAACAAAGACTCTACTACCGTTTGGTGGTAATGAACGATCAGCTAAGATTCTCTCAGAAGCAGATGTTGGTTCTGTATGGGAAGTAACAGCGGAGAAGAATGCAAGTGGTTATTGGGACTGGACTTCTGTCTCTCCTTCTAACGGCTCTAGCAGTGCTGCTGTATCTAGCGCGCCAGCGGCTGCACGACGAGAAGAGGCAAGCAATCGGTTTGAAACTGCCGAAGAACGAGCAAAGAAACAAGTGTACATCGTACGTCAGAGTTCTATCTCGGCGGCTGTTGCAACCCTGACGGCTGGAGTTAAGTCTCCACCTGATCCTAAGCTAGTTATTGAAACAGCGAAGCTGTACGAGGCTTTTGTGTTTGATTCTAGTATTGGTGAAGAAGTAGTTGCTTCTCCTCCAAAGGGTTCTGTAGCTGATCTAGAAGACGACATTGACTTTTAATTAAAATTATGTGACTCAGTAGAGGAGTTTGGTCTGGAGTTATCCGGGCGACACATAACGGGAGCCGCCTCGTCTCTATAAAGGTACCTTTAATTATAAAGAAGACTATGAAAATTGCACCCATAAGCGTTGAATACGTAAATCATATGGGAGATGACCTAGCGGTAGTAAATGCCGCTAGGGTTTCTTTCGATAAAGAAAGTAATTGGGAACTCGTAGATGCTCCTCAATATGGATGTGATCCGAATGAGTTATATACCCAGCATGTGCTATCTGAACAAGACAAAAAACTAATTAACTATCTTGCTAAGAACAATCATTGGAGTCCGTTTGCTCACAACAGCATTACATTACGGATTAAAGCGCCAATTTTTGTCGCTCGGCAACTAGTAAAACATCAGGTGGGTGGTGTTTGGAATGAAGTGTCTCGTCGATATGTGGATAGTGAGCCAGAGTTTTACTTTCCTGATGTGTGGAGAAAAGCAGCTAAAAATGTAAAACAAGGGAGTAGTGATGAAAAATTAGAGATGCTTTATCCTGAAATGGATTTAGCTATGTATATTGAATCTGTATTGGCAGAGACTTTATCTTTATATCAAACATGTCTAAGTAAAGGAATGTGTCCTGAACAAGCTCGCATGATTCTTCCACAAAACACTATGACGGAATGGTGGTGGACAGGTTCTCTGATGTTCTTTGCTCGTGTTTGCAAGCAACGACTAGATCCACACAGTCAGAAAGAAACAAGAGATGTAGCTGAACTTATTTCTAAAGAACTACTAGAATTATTTCCTTATTCATGGGAGGCACTCTTTGAAACTACTTGAAGTTATTTATAGACGTATTATGTTAATTCCAGCCATTCTTATATTTACTCTTGGGTTAACACTTCTAGTTTTATCCTGTGTTTTTAATAGAGAAAAACTAGAAAAACTATTGGCTATTTTTGGAGTATAGTAATTAAAATCCTAATTGATGCGGATACGCTAGTTTATCGCACTGTTATAGGAAAAGATGAAGAACATGTTGACAATGTTCTCGATGATCTGTATAATAGTACAACTCAACTACTGCTTGACCTACCAAAAGCAGACTTTATTCAATTTTATCTTACTGGTGCGGATAACTTTAGAAAGACTTCTTACGATTGGTACAAAGCCAATCGAGTAGATATGCCCAGACCTGAACACCTAACAATAGGGAAACGTTTCTTAGAGAAAGAATTTGGTGCAACGTGGTCTAAAAACCAAGAAGCCGATGACGATATCGGAATTGAAGTCTTCCGTGATCTTAGTGTTCCGTGTATTATTGCTCATATCGATAAAGACCTTGATCAATTCCCGGGAAAGCATTATAACTATAATAAGAAACAATTTTATACGGTAACTGAGAAACAAGCGCAGAAATGGTTTGTTCATCAGATGGTACTCGGGGATCGTTCAGATAATATCCTCGGGTTTGACGGTTTAATGCGTAAAGAATACCCCAAGAAATTTCAATACATCTATGAAACTATAGAAATGGAAGATGACTGGATCGAGTGCTTACGATATGTATGGGATTTATATAATCAACACGGCCAGCAAGAGAGATTTCACGATAATGCGGATTGTCTGTGGCTTCTAAAGGAACCTGACAAAAATTGGAAAAAACTTGAGATCGAAATTTGAGGAGGATGTAGCAAGAAAATACCCTGAACTTGGGTATGAAACTGACAAACTAACTTATGTTGTTCCTGCCAAAAAGCGTACGTACAATCCGGACTGGACAGTTCGAGAGAAAGTGTACATTGAAACTAAAGGCAAGCTAGATCGAGAAACAATTGAAAAGATGCTTCTCGTAAAAGAGCAAAACCCCGATGCTAAAATTTATCTTCTCTTTCAACGAGGGACAAATAAGTTGCGTCGGGGTTCTAAGATGACATATTTAGATTGGGCGAAGAAAAATGGATTTACCGCTGCTTGCTGGCAGCAAACTAGGGGAGAAATTCCCGAAGACTGGTTAAAGGATAATAATGACAACAAAAATGTATCTAGTTCTTGAACGTACCCCACTGTTTTTTCTTGATGAGGAAATGCAAAATCTTACTGATCCAGTGGTAGAAGTAAGTGATGATTTCTTTAAATCATATTCAGAGATTGAGACACAATTTCGAGTGCTACAAGAAGCTCTCTTTCAAATGTATCTTGAGAATGAACTAATCAAGCAAAAGAATCCAGTGGTAGAGGATGATGACGACGATGAAGAAATCTTTGAATCAGTTCACGATGAACCTCAACGAACACTACATTAAAAATGATACGCCACTTCGTGTTACCTGACACTCAGGTAAAACCCGGTGTGCCTTTAGATCACCTTACGTGGGCCGGGCGCTATGTCGCTGAAAAGAAGCCGGACGTAATTGTGTGTATTGGGGATTTCGCTGATATGGAATCCCTTTCTTCTTATGATGTGGGTCGTAAGTCCTTTGAAGGAAGATCCTACAAAGCTGATATAGAGATTGCCCATAAAGCTATGGGTATGTTTCTCGACCCCATTAAAGAGTTACAACAGCAACAACGTCGTAACAAAGAGAAGATCTATAAGCCACGCTATATTTTTACTTTAGGAAATCATGAGCAAAGAATCGAACGAGCAATCGACCAAGATAGAAAACTGGATGGACTTGTCTCCATTCGAGACCTTCCCCTCTCTGGTTGGGAAGTCTACGACTTTCTACAGCCGGTTGTGGTGGATGGCATCTGCTATTCCCATTATTTCACTTCTGGGCAACTCGGCCGTCCTTGCGTCTCTGCTCGTCAAATCCTGACAAAGAAGCACATGAGTTGTTTTGCTGGACACCAACAAGGACGGGATATTGCTTATTCACAGCGAGCCGATGGTAAGCACATGACAGCTATTATATCTGGTTCTTTCTACCAGCACGAAGAAAACTACCTTAACAAACAAACAAACGACCACTGGCACGGATGTTGGATGCTTAACGATGTGCAAGACGGTTCGTTCGACGAAATGCCACTGAGTATACAATATCTTCGTAATAAGTATGGATAAAAATGTGACGGCTGTTGTAGAGCGCATGCTACAGCGAGCGGATGTTGGGTTACGTAAATATGGTGTAACCACGGAACGAACTGATCTTTCTACTGTCCAATGGCTTACTCACCTTCAAGAAGAACTTATGGACAGTATTATTTATATTGAAAAATTAAAAAATGAAATTAATTGATGAATACCAAATCTGGTCCCGATCTACTGCTATCTATCCTGAGAACGAGGCTCTTCAGTATCTGGCTCTTGGTCTGTGCTCCGAAGCTGGAGAAGTTGCCGGCAAGATTAAGAAATTTATACGTGATGGAGGTTTCTCCTCCGAAGCACTGGAGAAAGAACTCTCTGATGTATTTTGGTATCTTGTCCGCCTTGCTGACACACTGGGAGTAAATAGTTCAGAGATTCTTAGTATGAACGTAAAGAAATTAGAAGACCGTAAAGCACGAGATGTTATTCGTGGTTCAGGAGATGAACGTTAATGTTTGATCCAATTACTCTACTAGCGGCTCTTGGGCCACTTGTTGTAGAAGCTGGTAAGGCGACAATTCAAAAATATATTGCTACTGATACATACAAGCCTACCAGTGTTGATGAAGTAGTAAAACTTAAACAACTTGAACTTGACACATTTAAAGCAGTAAATGAAGCAGGAGGTACTAATCCTTCCTATCCTTGGGTAGAAGCTATAATTAGATTACAACGGCCATTTGTTGTTGTTGGTGTTATAGGCACTTGGGCTGCTTGTAAATTCTTTGATATTCAATGTGGAATGGAAGTAGAAAACTTTGCGGCTGCTGTTGGTTTTTACCTTTTCGGCGACAGGTCCTTATTTTACGCAAAGCAAACAATTAAGTAATTAAAATGACGCTCAAAAAGGATTTACTTCGTGAGCGCGATAAAGAAAAAGATAGACGCCTCTCTCGTAGGGGCGTTCTTTATCGTGAGATTAAACGAGAGTGGGAACAACAAGTAAAAGAATTCAAAAAGAAAACAAATGGAAATTAATAGATTTAAAACCGACATTGCTCGTAACGTATTTAAGAATAAGTATGCTCAAGGACCAAACGATACTTGGGATGCTCTCTGTGATCGTTTAGTAGAAGATGTATGTGGTAGTCGTTGGGGTACAGATCGTCCTCTTATGTCAGATGGTGATAGAAAACAACTAGCACAGTATATGAAAGAATTTAAATTCGTCGCTGGTGGTCGCTATCTATACTACGCTGGCCGTACTGCTAAGTTTTATAACAACTGCTATCTTCTACGAGCCGAAGAAGATACACGAGAAGAATGGAGTAACGTAACATGGAGAGCTATGTCTTGTCTTATGACTGGTGGAGGTATTGGTATTGATTACAGTAGATTACGTCCTTCTGGAAAAATTCTCCAACGAACTGGAGGAACTGCATCAGGACCACTCCCGCTTATGTCAGCTATCAACGAGATCGGAAGAAATGTCATGCAGGGAGGCAGCAGACGTAGTGCAATCTATGCTTCTCTTAATTGGCAGCATGAGGATATCCCTTTATTCCTTACAGCAAAGAATTGGTCGCACATTGTACGGGAACAAAAAGCAGTAGATTTTAATTTCCCCGCTCCACTGGACATGACGAATATTTCTGTGAACTATGATGATGCGTGGGGATTTGATCCCAATAATCCTGTGTTTCTACAGAATGTACGGCAAGCGATGGAAACTGGAGAACCGGGATTCTCTTTTAATTTTGGAACAA